GACGTAGAAGCCAAACTCGCCTTCGGAGCTTGTCTCAATCGGCTGCGTCAACGCCGTCGAGCCCGCGAGATCAGAGTAGACCGTAGCCTCAGTCCGCGAGTTGGCCTTGTAGACGTAGACCTCCGCGCCCTGGATTGCCTGACCGTACTCGGTCTGAAGCTCGTTCTCGTAGTGGTAGTTCACAGCCGGGCAAGGCGGGGCCATGCACGCTATGAGCGTGAATGCTAGTGCTACCAGCCCGGCCCAATGGTACTTCCGCATGGCCCCCGCCTCCTTACCATCCGATAGCGAAGATGCGGACGCGAACCGCTGAGAGATCGGTCCATGTGCCGTCCACTTCCTCAAGTGTCAAAGTCGTCGTCTGCGCGGCGTTATAGATCGTCAGCACGTCCTCTGCGGGACTCGCATCCAGCGTGTCCGTCAGCGTGTCCGCAGCAATCGTGATCGTGTCCTCGAATCCAGTCACGAACAACTTGCCGTTCGTCTTGTCCCACCCGATGTCGTATCCAGCGCAGGTAACGGTATCAGGCATCGCCCACAACGCAACAATGTGGTGCAGGCCGAGATTCGCTGCCGTGATGGACTCGCCACCAGTAACGTAGGCGTCATCGAACAGCGCCCGGCACGTTGCGAGATTCATGCTCCCGAACGCGCCCTGGTAGACCTCCTTCTTGGTCAGCGTCAGACCTGCAGTCGCCACGCTCGCCAGCATCAGTGTCGCCAGCAGCGCAGCAAGAATCTTCCTCATGCTTGTCCTCCTCTGTCAAATCGCGCACCGGACAATCAGAATGATCGACCGGCTCGACGATATGCTTCTCGCCGTCCGCATCGGACCACGCTGGCAATCCGCTCTCGTCGTCGTAGAAGAACCGGTCGCCCGTAGTCAGATGCTTGTGGACACATCGCACCGCCGTATCTACATACGGACGCACGCCAAGTTCTTCGCGTACCCGCTTGAAGAAGTACGTATCCTCCGTGTGGTACGACCGCACAACCTCGTTCTCGGCCACGCGCTCGGTGCTATCGCCGGTCTTGAACCACGGTGGCTCCAACTGCTCCAGAAGATCGACTCTCAGGAGCGTACAGCCCATGCCAAGTGCGTCCACCTTGACCAGTTCGCCGGGTGTCCAGTCCATGCTGGAATGCCCGTTGACGAGCAACAGCGGCCACGGCGGCTTCGACTTACTGAAGTACAGCCCGCCTATCATCTCTGTGTTCCGCGCCACAAGTGCCGTCAGCGCATCGGGCGGGAGCAATACGTCGTAGTCCACGAAGAACACGTACTCGCAACCGCGCTCGATTGCCGCCTTGACGCTCATGTTGCGGGCATCGGCAACCGGCATGCCCACAGGCCAGCACCGCGCAACCGCAGCATTCAACGGAAGCTCGATGCTGTAGAACCTCGACGCAAACTCCACGTCCAGCGTGCCGAATGTCGGGACCGAGATGAGTATGCCGCCCTCGCGCATGGACCCTCCGTTGGGAGGGAGGCCGAAGCCCCCCTCCCGGTAGAACTACGCGGTAGCCAAGTGGTTACCGCCCATGATCCACATGTAGGCAGTCGTCGCACTCGAACGCGCCTCCGAGGCAAGCACGCAGTGCAGTCGATTCACTGCCCAGTCCACGCTAGTATCGTCACAGAGAATGCCGCTCTGGATTTCCAGCGGCTCTCCATCTGTCACGGTCTTGGTCGCGTCCTGGTCGATGCAGTCGAAGTAGACCCGCTCACGCGACGGCCCGTAGATCTGGAACCAGCCCCAGTAGGTACTGGGGATAGCGGCCTGCGCTACCATGACAGGGAGTTCGTAACCCTGCCCGTCAGCGATAGCGAGGGAGCGTGGGTTGTTGGTAAGACCCGCACCGCACGCGAGGTACGACATGTTGTTCGCGACGCACGCCGCACCGTTACCGTTGTAACAGTACTTGTAGATTGCTCCGGTGCTGGAGTCGTGGTACTCACAGCCGGGCGGGTGAAGCCTCACCGAGTCAGTGATGGACAAGAGCTGTCCTGCATCTGCATTGTGCTTGAGCAACGTGATATACACGGTCCATCACCTCCTTAGCTGGTAATGCCCGTCGCAACACCCTGATTGCGGGGGTTACGGCAGACGGTGCAGAAGTCGTTGATGATATCGGTCACCAAAGCCCGCTGGTTCTCGGGCTTGAACCACGGCCTACGATCCATCTTCGAGCCCTTGATGAACACGAGGTCCCAGTCCTCCATGCGGAACATGTAGAGCGACTGCGTGGTGCAGTCGTCGTCCCACACAACGGCGTTACCGTCAATGTTCATGGACTCGAAACCGAGCTTCGCGGCACCCGCATGGGGCATCCGCTGGATCGGCGTAGCGAGGTTGTAGAGGTAGCGATAGATCGCCTTCGTGGTAACGTACAGGTTCGGATGGTCGGCACCGTGGCAACAGTCAAGGTAGAGTTCCTTGAGCTGGTCAAGCGTGACCGGGGAGGTCACGGCCTTGTACTTGTTGCTCCACCAGTAATCGTACTCGGTGCCGGACACACTGGCATTGGTATCGTCAGTGCCTCGCGTGATACCAGCCACAGCCGTTGCGTGGTTGTAGCCAGTCGCGTAGACCCAAACATCAATGCCGATAGGACCTGTAGCGTCGTTGTCGTCGCCAGCCCAAACCGCCGATGCCATACTGTCCATCGTGTCGGACTTGAGAATGACGAGCTTCTGACGCAGGAGATTGAGGATGCGCTCCTTACCCTGATTCTTCCGAAGTTCCTGCTCACTCAGAACCGCCGAGATACTAGAGAACCTGTAGTCCACCTCGGCCTGCGTGATCTGTTCCTTCGGTGTCCGCTCCTGCAACTCGTACTCGCTCATCCACTGAATCGACTTCTTGTCGTAGCGAACGGGCCAGGTGTACGAGCGGCCATCTGCGAAAGCCTTGGCCTTCCCAAACAGCTTGGCGAACAGGTAAGAACGGGTCTTGGTGGCATCCGCCAGCTCCTTGTCAAAGTACTTCTTGGTTGTGGCCTCAAGCCTGGAGGCAAGAGCCATGAGCTGTTCACCACCTTAGAGTGATTGGTTTAGTCCAGACGGCCAGTGAAGTCGGCCTCTGTGATGGTGGGGTCGTCGAGTGCGGCTTGGAGTGAGGATGTCATCTCACTATCACGGTCGGGTGGCGGTGTCCACTCGGGCGGTTCCACATTCGAGGGCGTGACCGGAGCTTTCGCACGAGCCCTGGCAACCGTCTCAAGCACCTGCGCCTGAGTCGATTCCCTGACATGCTCGATCTGCTGCTGGCTCTCGGTCTTGCCTGTGGTGCGCCAGTAGTGGAACTGCATGCGCTCAACCACATCGCGCCCGTTCTCGGGCAGGGCTTCCGGCCCGTTCTCGTTGAAATCATCAACGAACTTGGCCGTGAACGCCTGTACCTCCTCGGGCGTTGCGGTCGGGTGCTGCTCCGCATACCAACCTGCAAACGTCGTGATCGCCTTCTGCGCCTCGGACTCCAGCGAGCCCTGCTGCAACTGGGCAAGCTGCTCCCTGACATCGCGCAGTTCGGACTCCAGCCTCGCGGCTGCGTTCCGCTGCATGACGTTGGAGTACAACCCGTCGAGGTTCTGAGCGATACGCTCATCATTCTGAACGAGGTCGTAGAGTTCGTTGATCTGCTTCCAGCGTTCGTCCTGCTCCTTCGCCGCGACCTCGGCCTTCAGCCGTTCGGCTTCCTCCACCATCCGGGCCGCTTCCTGGTACCGCTGTGTCGCTGTCTTGTACGCAATCTCCTCGTTGGTCTCTCCGACGCGAGGCTCTGATTGCTCCGCCGTTGGTTCCGCCGGTGCGGATTCCGGCGCGGACACTTGCTCAGGCTCGGTCAGTTCCCACTCAACCGGTGGTGCCTCAGGGGCACTCGGCGCTGTGGGTTCTAGTCCGGCAGCCGTCTCAAGGTGGTCCAGCATCGTACTTCCTCCTTGGCGTCAGGTGGTCCCTATGGGCCCATCTGCGGTGGCATGGGGCCTCCGGGTGGAGGGCCGCCCGCTTGGGGTGCTGCCATGCCGCCGCCGGGGCCCGCAGGACTCTGACCGCCTGTGAATAGACTCTTGATCTGCGCGGCGAAGCCCTTGAATACAGGGTCTACCGCTTGGAGCATGTCAGGCCCGCCCTCGGCAACAATCATAAAGACCTGCTGCATGAGCTGCTGAACCTGCTGAACGGGATCACCACCGCCACCCATTCCGGGTGGGCCCTGTGGCCCCATACCGGGCGCGGGGCCACCCATGCCGGGCGGTCCTCCGCCACCCATTCCAGGCGGGGGCGCTCCTCCAGCACCGGGCGGTCCACCGCCTCCCATCTTGGCCGCTAGCCCCGCGACCTGAGGGTTCATCGGCATTCGTTACCTCCTAGAAGAACATCTGGCCCATGTAGTTGCCAAGTTGGCCCATCACACCCTGCGGCATACCCTGCTGCGGTCGCCTATACACCTGGCCACCCATGAAGCCACTACCAAGCCTGACACCACCGCCGGGAGCATTGTGTACCGCTCCAGCCTGTTGCATCTGCTGGAACTGCGGTCCCATCTGCTGTGCCATCTGCTGCTGCTGTGCCTGCTGTTGCGCGTTGTATGCAGGTGAACCTTCCTGCGGCCCGCCACTGAGCCATGACCGCGCCCACGGGTTTCCGCCACTACGCACGTCCGGCCCCCAATTGTTGCCGTAGCCCGGAAGCGAGTTCGGGTTCATACCGAGCGTGTTCATCGCGTTCCCGAACTGCATCCGCTGCCGCATGGGACTCGGCATCGCCGTATACATCTGCGTCTCTGCCCGTGCCTGATTCAGATACGGCATCGCGGAGTTCCCGAACTGCTGCGTCTGGTACGAGGGCATCCCCGGCATCTGTGGGCCCTGTGGTGCCTGTGCGCTTGGCGCGTAGCCGCCACCGTAGTTCCACTGGCTTCCACCCTGCGGAGGCTGATAGCCGCCACCGGGAGCCTGATTGCCCCAACCCGTTCCGGGGCCCATGCCCGTGCCCATACTGCCCATACCGGGCCTCGGGCCTGCACCTGCGTAGCCGGACATCGGTGAAAAGCCACCGCTGGCAGCGCCTACGCTACCGGCAGCACCGCCCATGGTCCGTCCGCTAGCCGCCATGAGTGCAGCACGCGGGTCCATGCCTTGAGCAGCAAGGCCGCTCGCCGCTGCCTGTCGCTGTTCGGTTGACGGTCCAGCCATCGGCCTGCCGCCGGGGCCGTAGCCACCGCCCATCGGCTGTCGGGCCTCGCGCAACCCGCCACGCCCGACCATCTCACCCGGTCTGCGGCCTCCGGCCATGCTCCCGTACCTCGGGCCCACGGACGACTGACGCCGCATAAGCGTCTCGTTCGGCCTGCGGGCACCAAGGCTCGTGCGGTTTCCTGCCGTGTTCATCCGGCCCCTGGCAATCATCGCCTGACGCTTCGCCTTCTGATCGTCACGACGACGCATCTTGCCCGCGAGCATTGCAGCAGGAGTACCTATGGCATCCATCGTTGTCGCCATGTAGTCACCTCCTCCTGCGTTGTTGGGGTTTACGTTCGCGTCGTGTCATACTACATCCCACCCATCATCGGTGGCGGTGGCATCATCGGTGGCATCCCACCGCCCATAGGCGGCATCGCACCCGGCATGGGGGGTTGTCCGGGCATACCCATGCCGGGCATCGGGGGTGCAGCGCCCGGCATGCCCCCCTCGGGCTGCGGTGCCTCCGCCTCAGCCTTCGCTGCCGCTTCGGCCTCGCGTGCCGACCTCAGAATCCGCTCCTTCACGGGCCCGGCGGGCATGATCTCGATGATTGCGGAGATCGGGACCGCCTCGGGGTCGCGCTCGTTGAGCTTCAGGAACTCGTCGATCTGAGTCTTGAGCGAGAGCGGCTGCCAAGTGGCCTCGACGATCTTCACGTCGAGATGGTGCTTGATAGCGTCGGGCTTGATCTGGACGTAATGAACATTCGTCTCGTTCCCGTTGTGGTCCGAGACGGTCTTGATGACCTGCTCGCGCTTCGGGTCCTTGGGGTCGACCATGCCCTGAAGCGCCATCGGCAACGAGCCGACGAGCCGCACCCACCGCTTATCGGTGTAGAACTCCTGTGCCGTAGCACCGATCAACTCCACACACCGCTTCACGCCGCGTGCGCGGTTGGTAGCCTTCGGACGCATGTGAACAAGCTGCGTCTCGCGCATCTCACTCACGACATCACCCGACTGCGGCCAGCCACGCGCACCCGGCGGGATCGACGCCATGATGCCCTGAAGGTCATCGAGCGTCTGGAGCAGCATGTCACGGTAGGAAAAGAGATTCGCCTGAAGCGGCTGCGGGTGCATCCGTTCAGGCTTCAGGTGCGGGCCTCGGCAGTTGAGTACGGCGTTCGCCACGTTCCCGCGTGTCTGAAGCATCTCGTTCGAGATACCGCTGCCGACGTAGTTGACCCACGGCGTAGCGGTCGTGGTGTGCAGGTTCATGGCGATGACGGACTCGACGACGTTCAGTTCCTTCTGGACCGGGATCGCCTGCCGCATCGTGCAGTCCGCCCAAAAGCCGAGGGCGCTGATCTGGTCCGCGAAGTGGAAAAACGGCCACTTGCCGTGGTCGTAGTTGTCTTTGTCCTCAACGATATGCCTGCCGCACCGGACGATGACGCGGCCCTTCGGGTGGTCGTCGTCGCGTATCCACCACTGCTGGACCCTGAACTTGTCGGCGTCCTCGCCGCTCGTGAAGAAGTTGCGCGCCGGTATCAGCGAGGTCGTCGTTGACGGCACCGACTCACCGGCAGCAGCGACGTTGTACGCACGTCCGCCACCCTCGACATTCGCAGGCTCAACCTGCTCCCACATGTCGGCACTTGTATCTTCAGGCCCGCCTTCGGGCTCCTTGATGCCCCACTTATTCTTACACTCGGCCTTGTCGAGCCAGAGTTCCACGAACATGAACCGCATGTCGTCGAAGTCGTGCTTGCCGGGCTCGGTATAGACGTTCCGCGCAGGCCAGAACGTGACATCGACATCGCCCTTGCCGTCGCGGAGTTCGGGGTTCCACCACGTCATCCCGATACCTGTACCCAACACGCTCGTCTCAACCTGCATGAGATCGAATGTCGCGGGCACGTTCCGGGCCTCGAAGATGTAGTCCTTCAGGATATTCGAGAGTGCCGCCGGTACCTCGTCGCCCGGCTCACGCGGCTGGAACTCGGCTGCGATATTCATGTCCGAGAGCAGCGCGTTCTGCGTAGCGAGATTCTGGCCCAGTCGGTTGTTCGTGAACTGGAGTGCGAGTCCGCCCTGATAGTTCCGCCAATGGTTCTTCCCGCCGAGCGCGAAGTCCGCATACTTCTTCCAGCGCTTGTCGTCCTCGCCAGCGACCTTGGCCTTGTACCCCTTCGCGGCAGCCTCCATACGGTCAAGCTGCGCGATGACCGCGTTCTCCTGCTCCTCGCTCATGCCTTTCGGCCTGCGGAGGTTCGGCTTCTGGCGTTCGGCTTCGGTCACTCCTGACCCCACCCTTCGGCTGTTCGTTGTTCATCACGCTTCACGCGGCGTCGGTGCGCCTCGCGTGAGGACTTCGGTATCTGTATCCCCAACCCCTCGATCATGTCGTTGAACTGCATGTCGAGATCGGTGTCGGGCATCGGCACGAACTGACGCCGCGCCTCGCACGCTATCGCCAGTGACATCACCAAGTCATCGTGCTTGTTCTCTGGTGCCGAGTAGGCTTTCATGCCGCCCCGCGTGTAGTCGTACTGGAACTCGCGGAGTTCGGTGATGGTATCCTCGTGATGCAGGATGATCTCGCGCTTCCGCAGCAGAGTCCCGAGTTCGTCGAGGATGATCTTCTTCGTGCGTGCGCTCGTGACGAATCCGGGTCTATCGACCGACATCTTGCCGCCAAGCCGGTCAAGCTGCTCGCGCTGGTAGAGTTCGGGGTAGAGAAGTTCCTGATGGATGTGGCGGCAGGTGACAGCGCCGGGGCCGGTGAACTCGATGGCGATGTAGGCCCAGTTGTAGAACGCGCCGAGGTTGAACAAGTCGTAGGCGAACGAGCGCGGGGGTGTCCGACCATGCCACACCGCGACCTGTTCCATGTTCGCGTGCTCAAGAACATGCGCGGCGGAGTAGTCGCCCTTGCGTGCTGCCTCGGCTACGTCGGCACCGATGACGTAATGCTTGCCGGGCTCGGGCGGTCGGTAGACAATGAGTTCGCCGACCTCGTGCGGCTCGAACTGAAGGTCACGCGATGGGGAGTGTCTGGAGTTCTCTGATCCGTCCCCTAATACTATCGGAGCCCATGACACAGCCCGGCGTCTCCAACTGGAATCGGAGAGCAGACTGGTCGAAGAACTGGCTTCCGCTGAGGAGGAAACAGTCAGTGTCATTCTCCGGGTACTGTTCACGGAATCGGTCGATGTCGCCCTGAAGCTCGTCCTCGATCTTGTTCCTGCGCCACACGATCTGTTCGCGGGTCAGGTTGTAAACGCGCATGAGGCCCTGTTCTTCAGTGGTGGGCTCGAACCCTTCGGGTACAGGTTCGGCATACTCGGGGTGCCACTTCCAGGGATAGAAGTAGGCGCGGAACTTCGAGTGACCCGCCTTCGCTGCCTGATACGCTTCGTAGAACCAACCACGCGCACCGTCAGCGGTGGACTCGAACGCTACCTGCCCGGTCTCTTTCGACACCACCTGAAGCAGAATCTTGATGATGTCATCGGTCCACGCGGGGTTCGCCACCTCGGTACCGTAGAGATACCGGCAGGTTCGACCGAGCTTGACGCCCACACCGTCTTTGCTCATTGTGCGGACTGTGCCGACACGGATGGTAGAACGGATGTCGGGGAAGATGATCTCGGTCTTACCGATCTTCATGTTCGGCTTCGCCCACACGGGCGTAAGCTGGAACATGTAGTTGATGCGCTCGATGAACTCGGTGGGAAGGTCTTTCTCGTGGCCCATGATGAGCCCGTGAGAGTCGGGTGTGGTCCCGACATGAAAGACCATGCGACCTAATTCGTATGCGCTGGAACCGCCCTGCCGCATCTTGAGCCGAAGAACCCAACGGGCATCGTCACGCCTCCGACGACGCTCTTGGTCCGCCTGCATCGGCCAGAGCCGGAACGGTACAATCCCGTGTTCCTTGCTCTGGACACACATGTACCTCGCCGCATACGCCGCGAAGTCCCGCTGGCTGATGCACTGGTGAAGAAACTCCAGCTCCGAGGACGAAGGCTGTAAAGACGTTGGTAGCTGCCAGTCCGTCATCGCGTTTGACTCTGCCCTCGCGTTCGTCAGCGTACTCGATTGCCTTCAGGCGGTCGCCCGGACGCGCTTCGCCCATACCGTTGATGATGCCAGCGACGACCTCCACCCTGCGTTCCTCGCCCGCGCCGTGCTTCTCGAACCAGACGCGGATAGCGTTCTCGTCGCGTTCGCGGATAGCGTCATAGGCCATACGCACAGCGGGGCGGGACCACCACTTGATCGCCTTCTGGCCGCCACTCTTGAGTTCCGGCCAGAACTCTCTCCCGATACCGGAGAGATGCCGTTCGGGCCCTCCGGCCTTGTAGACCGCCAGCGCGAACTGGATTTCCTCGGGTGACGGGTCAAGCGGTGCGGGCAGGTTAGAGTTCCAGCGGTTCTTCGTCGTCATCATCAAACTTCCCCACCTCCTGCCGCACGAACTCCTTGACTGCCACGTTGCCGCGCATCATCAGGCCGCGCTCGTATTCGGCCATCGCCTCGGGCGTAAGTGCCGACTGCCCGACGAGACCCTGCTGGACCTTCGCAGCTTCTATGCCTTCGTGGAACAGCGCGGTCGCCTGCTCAATGCTCGGCGTTTTGATCTGCTCCGCACGAATGATGCCGAGCAACTTGGCGAGTTCCATCTGGTTTTCGAGGACCTGCCGGATCAGGCTGCGGGTAGTCCGCACTAATCCTCCTTGAGCATGACGCAGTACCAGTAGAGCGGAACCTTCGTGACGCCGACCTTCATCTCGTGCGTGACGTAGACGCGAGCGTAGGACCAGCCACCGATCTTGATTTCGCCGGTAGCCGCTGCGCCAGAAAGTTCAATCGGAATCTTGTCGCCCCAACGGTAGATGACCATGGTATCCGGCACCGTGCCAGCGTCCGTGCCGTCGGCACTCGGGGAATCGTCATGCTCGTAGAACTGCACCCATGCGGTGAGCACGGAGTCTGTGGCAGCGAAGTTGTACACGAAGTTCATCGGGAACCCGGTCGGGTTCAGCGTGTCCGAAATCGCTACCGTGCTATCATTCCCGGCCCGCACGCGGGTCGAGTCACCGTAGACATGACGCCCGAAGTCGTAGATGGGCGTGCCGTGCCGGTCCTTGTCCACGACAACCTCGTAGACCTGCGATGCCATCGCACTCGACGCCATGAGCAGCGCAAGCAGAACAGCAAGAACTCTCACTCCATACCTCCTAGCGATAGGGGATTGCCGGGCCGCACTCGGGCCTCGGAGGGCTGTGTTTGGGCCTTAGGTTGCGGCCCGGCGTGGGGAGCCTAGTGGGGAACGTCGTCGTCGTAGGATACTACACGATCAGTCTGGAGCTTGCGGTCACAAGACTGCGGTGCATCTGCGGACTTACGACCGCACCAATCACATGCGGCGTTCCGCATAGACCGCGAGAGGTACTTGAAGCGTTCTTCGGGGTCGTCAGGTAGGTTCTGAGGCGGGTCAGCAAGCACGACAAACAGCTTCAGCCACATCTCCTGCGCGATGTCGTCCTGGATGTCGGGGTCAGCGGCTAAGTGTGTGCGCGTTGCTTCTACATGAGTCTCGTATCGGCTGCGGTCGTCGGGAGAGATGCCGAACCGCGCCCATCCATCGTCGATCTCGTCACCTCCTGAACGAGATTTTACCTCCCTCTACCTATACTAACGCCACATCGGGCAGTTTTGGGCCCAAAAAAGTGAAGGCGGAGCAAAGAAAATCGCTACTCGCCCCGCCTGAACCGCTTTCGGAGTACCAATATCCGCCTCCGGGTGTCTCTCGGCACCCGCGCTGGTGCCCTCACGACCAACGGCTTCCGAACGTACTGGCGTCCGTAGAACTCGGCGTGGAACACCTCGACTAACTCCAGCGGCGTGATGTCATTCCGCTCCACGGCCCGTGCGAGTCTCAGAAGTACGAGGCCGACATCGTTCAATTCTCCACCTCCTCCTCGTCAATCTCCTTCTTCGCGCTGATCGCGGCATCGAAGAACGCCCTGAACGCTTCGTAGGTGTCGAATGTCCAGTCCTCCAGCGCAGCAGCATCGGCTTTCGCCGGGTCAGGCCCCATGATGCACCCGAACGTCACGCGCCAGTGGCCCTCACCGTTCGTCATCGGGCGTGGTGGCTGCACGATGCGGCTCATCACCACGTCCGGGTGATAGGCCACAAGTGTCCCGTAGTACACGCCAGCCGCCAACTCCCGCTGCTCCTTATACGCAGTGCAGCGCAGTACGTCATGCCATTTCATCGCGTTCCTCCTCAACCTGACAGACCGGGAAACAACACTGGAAATCCTCAACGATCTTTATGTCGGTGATAAGCAGGCAGTTTCCGAGCACTCGACGCCACCTACGCCAAGCACCAACGAACAGCGCGTCGTAACCGGCTATCTCGTCGGGGTTATCAGCGTCAGGCCTAATCCCAACGAATGCCAGCATTTGTTCGGTCAAGGAATCCGCGATCTTCTCCACGGCGGCCTCAGTCAGTATCCCGTCCATCCTCTGCCTCCTGTAGTTCTGCCACCAGTACCAGGAAATCCTCTGCCTCCATGCAGATGTACCAGCACTCGTCGTTCCTGCGGAACGGGATCAGCCACGGCTTCGCACCCGCATCGCGCCGTGCCTGCCGAATCCACTTCGGGAGTGACCACCGTTCCTGCCGCTTGACCTCAACGTGCCAGCCCTCCAGTGCGTTCCCGTAGAACCGTATGTCAGACTTGACATTCAGCCCGCCCGAGTTCGGGGTCCTGCGATACTCGCCCCCCAAGTGCTTACACACGAGTTTCCCGGCCTCGTGTTCGCCGCCTTTCCCTTTGCGGTTCGCGTTTACCACGACTGCATCTCCGTGAACGTAGTGGTCATGCCGTCGAACTTGAGGTGCGCGGTACCTGTGGGACCCATGCGGTTCTTGCGAACCAGCAGCTCGGCATCGCCTGTGTGCTTCGCCTTGTCGTCCTCGTAGTAATCCTTGCGATACACGAACATCACGACATCGGCATCCTGCTCAATCGAACCCGAGTCCCGAAGGTCAGCAAGCACAGGCCGCTTCTCGCCGCCACGATGCTCAACAGCACGCGAGAGCTGCGAGAGCAGCAATACCGGCACCGAGAGTTCCTTCGCCAGCCCCTTCAGTGCCCGCGTGATTTCCTCGACTTCCTCGTTCCGGCTCTTGGCACTGCGCGGCCCGGAGATCAACTGCAAGTAGTCAATCATCAGGAGCGCGAACGGCTCCCTGAGGTACGCCAGCCGAATCTTCGAGATCAACGCACCGAGCCGCAACGACGACGAATCATCGAGCATCAACGGCCACTCACTGATGCGGCCACAGGCTTCGGCAAGTCGTGTCCACTGACCATCGGACAACTCGCCGTTCTGAATCCAGCGTGACGATAACGCTGCCTCAGACGCCATGAGCCGGATCGTGAGCTGCTGCTTCGTCATTTCGAGGCTCATCACCAGACACCGATAACCTGCGCGGAGCGCATGAACCACACAGTTGCAGCCGAGTGCAGTCTTGCCCATCGACGGGCGACCGGCAAGCACATACAACATCCCCGCCTCAAAGCCAGAGAACATCTTGTCGAGTTCCCCGTAGCCGGTCGGAACACCGCGAGCGCCACCATGCCCGGCCATTTCCGAGACGTGCTTGTACGTCGTCCGCACCACAGCGCGTGCAGACTCGGCATCGGATTCGCCAGCAGTACCAGCAGCGAATACCTCGTGACGGGCACGTTCCAGTGACTCCTCACCCGTGCGAGCCGACCGCGCATCAGCCACGATGCCAGAGCCGATAGCTACCAGCCGCCTGCGAAGCTGACGGTCAAGCAGGATCGCCGCATGCTCGTCGGCATGGGCGGTCGTGACTATCTCGTTCAGGAGCGACGAGAGATACGATGCACCATCAACAGCGTCGAGCCCACCATCAGCACGCAGATGCTCCGTCAGACTCACGAGGTCAGGCTTCCCGCCCTTCGCCGCGATCTCCGCGCACGCAGCAAACACGCGCCGATGCCGAGCGTCATTGAAACTCTCAATCGAGAGCCGATCACTCAGGCGCGTGAATACGTCCGGGTCAAGAAAGCACGCACCGAGCACGGCACGTTCAGCGTCCAGAGCCGATGGCGCAGTCACTCCTCCCCCTTCAGCGCGGCGTCGATGTCCTCAATGCCAGTTTCGGCCCGGTTCCTGACGTAATCCCCGCGCTGATAGACTGCTTCAAGGTGCTGCCGCGCCAGCCGCAGCCTCGCCTCCAGCTCCGCGATCCTCGCGTCCTTGTCCGTTGAGCTTTCGGCCTCAACTTCGTCAACAGGCGGGGGCGCGATGGCGATGGTGACGGGTCCGAGAGGCGGGTCGCCTCTCGTCATGAGAATATCAATTACAGCCTGCGCGATGCTCTCATGCGCAGGCACCCGCACCACGCGCCAGTCGAGGTATTCAGATAGCCGACTGAAAATCGAAAGCGCGTCAGACGGTCGTATGGGATCGCAGTGCTTGGCGTCAACAATGTCGGCGTCAATCACATCCCGCAACGTCTCTACCTTCTGCTCAGGCATCGGGGCCTCCTTCGGCTTGCGCGCATTCATCTGGCATCTTGCCCTCGATGAACTTCTCCGACAGCATCAACCCACACTCGAAACACCTGACACGACGCCAAGTGCCCCACGTCGAGCTGTCCCACCATCCGACGTAGCCGCGCTCGTAGCAGATGTCGGGATCCGCGTGCGTACAGCGCACCTGTCGTTCTAGCTTCGACAGACGATCCCCGAGCTTCGCAACATCGTCTCGCAACATCACTCCCCCTCGCTTGGCCCATCGGGGCCATGTTCCGCGTCTTGGCCTGATGCGGCCACGCGCTTCCGGTAACACTCTGGGCACAGGGGCGTGCCGTCCCACATCAGCCACAGGCCAGCTTCAGAGAACGGCTTCCCGCACTCGGCGCAGCAAAGCATCACTCCCCCTCCTTGCGGGCCTCCTTGCGCCACCACTCCCGCACACCTTCAATCAGGCTCTCCCATGTCGCGGGGCCGTCGCCTTCGGATTCCTCGAACATCGCACGCGCCTTAGCTTCTAGTGTCGCCTCGTCCATCACTCCCCCTCCTTCCGCTCGCGCTTCACCCACACCGCCACGCGGTCGCCGTCCTCTCCGGCATCGCGCAACCACCAGTAGGCCCCCTCGTCGTCGGGCGTCACATACGCACCGTCCGCGTGTGGAACACTCAACACGCCCTCCACCCGCTCGTCCGCAACCTCGATGCCGAGGGCGGCAGCGGCGGTGAGTACGTCGCGCTCGGCTGCTTTCCGGCCAAGCGTACCATCGGGGTAGTTATCTAGTACCGCACCTACCGCCGCCTCCAACGCCTCCTGCGACACGATGCCAACGGGCTGGCCGGGGATGGTGCCTTCGCCCTTGCACTTGGGGCAGACGATACTGAGCTTCACGCCGTCAGGCTGCTCCTCCAGCATGAATCTGTCGCCGCCGCACTCAGGGCACTCACGCTCCGGCCCGTAGAGGATCGGGAGGCCGCCGTAGGCTACCTTGAGTGCAGTAACGACGTGTATAAGAACGGCCTCGGGAGAACCACTGGACTGACGGAATTGCAGGGCCGTTTCGCGGTCGATGGCCTCCCCCAACGTCCTCGGCTGATCGGCCATCACTTCTTCCTCCGCTTCTTGGGCGAGTCCTCTACCCACTTACGCGACAACTCCTTGCCGCAGTCAAGACAGGTGCGGGCGGTCAGAGTGCCGACGTCATGGCCGTTGGGATAATAGGCACCAAAACCGGGATCGGGATGCGTAGCATTGACCGAACCATGCGAAACACACTCACGCACATGAGCGTGGGGGCACTCCAACTGCTTCAGGCGAGTGAGTATCGGGTCAAGAGCAGGGTCGGGATCGTGGTAAGCGCGGTAAGATGTCCAGTGAGGACCGTCTGATCCGGACAGGTAGACTTCCGGCAAGGAGACTTGATGCATCTTGCGAAAGACCTCTGCGGCCAGTTCCTTGATCTCTTCGTCCGAACGTCCAAACATCTACTCACCCTCCTGTGGGGTTCCTTTGCGCTCCAACTCCAACAAGCCCAACTCCGCTGAGGATAAGCGGGACTCAAGAGCCGCGTGCTCAAGCGTGAGAACCATCATCCCGGCCAGGATGAATAAGAAAAGAGCTGCGGCCAACAAGCGCATTATGCATCACCTCCTTCCGTGCTAAGGGTAGAGATTCTAGGGGCTTAGGAATCGTTGTTGCCTTCAATGCAAGCCATAGGACGGACATCGCCGGGGATCAA